TCCGTCAGCATGCGGTACAGTATCAAGTACCTGTTGACGGGCATTAGAACCGGAAGGTGCTGCATCACTGGCATCATAATCCCAGTGCAACATTACCTTACCGTTCTGACCATTAGTGGCAAACTCACTAACCATACGCTTATAATAAAATTCCAAATAATCGAAATCATATTTTTCGTACAGCTTAGCAACTTGTCCACCCCACGGAAACGTGCCAGTCTGGCCGATGTTACCTGAATATGGTGTTGTAGCAAAAAGAACAGAGCCCAACACATCACCAACAAACTCGTCTTCCTCAATTACTTGGGAATGACGGGTGGTTGATGATTTGGAAGCGCCAGACAACTTAAGTCTACCACTTCCCATATTCGCATTGGACTGTTGTCCTCTGATTCCACCACCACTTTGAGGTTTGCGAACCTTTTGACGAGGTTGGGGTCGGAGGGGTCCAATAAAACGGGTGACACCGGCCGCCTTAGCAGCACGGGCGCGGGCCTTTTGGGCCTTCGTCTTTGCCATAATGAAATAGGAGCAAAGGGATTAATTTTAAACAAAAACAAATAAATAATAAGAAATAAAAACGAAGAAAAACGTAAATAAAAACGAGAAAATACAAGCGGCGCTGCACAACACGCCGCAGTACAAATAATGACAATGTGACCTAGACTCACAAACCACTAGGCTATAGTTTAACAGCTGCTTGGCTCACAAGCGAAGCTGGCTTATAACGCGGATTACTAGGGTGAGTATAATCATGTGAGAACTTGCACGATTTTCGCGTGCAAGTTTTCAATGCCCAATCCTTACACACTTGTACGTGTGGCAATGGGCAAGGTTTAACATCACACTTGCCAATTACATAATCAGGACATACCACCACTGCTGACTTCGCAACAGGTAAACCAAGCAAAATCTTCGGCATCACCACATCTTCCTCAGGAGCGGAAGGTGGGACTATTACCAATTCATTATCTACAACGACCATGTTGCCAGGCTTAACCTTATGGGGAATATCATCAGCACCACATAAAGTGGGCATGGTGAGCAATTGTCCGGCCGTCTTTACATTGACCAAATAATTGCGTATGTTATGATCATCCGCATACGGAATGAATCGCATTAACACACTATCTCCATCCGGATCCTGGAAACCATTAGGCCAGTTAACTGAAGCTTCATATTGATGCCACCAGCTAGCCAGTCTGTCGTCGATAACTACTCGAAGATCAAAACCAATACGTTCACACGCATTCAAAATGTCGATGATGATCGGGGTGTTACGATCAGTAAGTGCCAAACCGCACAATTTTTGTCGTAACTTCTCCAATGGTACTAATCCTGACACAGGGGTAGTAACATGGAGCTTAGCCAACGTACGATAAATATCACACGTACTATTGACACCACCAGTCCAAACATCTT